GGCGCCCCCCCCCACTGCGCCAGTGCGCTCCCTACCACCAGCACCATGCCCGCGATCGTCATTCCCATTCTCATTCTCAATCCTCCCAACAATCGGCAATCGACAATCGCCAATCGCAAATCATTCCACTCTCACATTCACCCGCCTCGCCATGCCCTGCTGGCTCATGGTCTTGTCGTGCCGGTCCTCGAGCTGCTTATAGCCGCGGGCTTCCAGCTCATCCGCCCGTTCATGCTGCCCACAGTCGCGCAGGTAGTCCGCCGCGGCGGCCGGCACCACGAAGGATTCAAGGATGTACGGGAACGCCATCCACGCCCATTCCTCGTCGGTCCCGTCCAGCACTGCCTGGTAGCACTCTCCCGTGCTGGCGTAGTACACCAGGTCTCCCTCGGCATACGCGGCGCCGGCATCCCAGGCCACGCGGGTGAACCGGTTCGGCCGGCGCCGGAAGCGTAGGTACACGCTGGCCGGTGCCGCCGTATCGGTGATCTGCGCTCCGGCGGCGCTCATGGTAAAGCCCAGGCTCCGGGCGGTGTTGGCTGCGGTCTCGGGGTTGGCGCTATAAACGCCCTCCACCTCTCCGAGCTGGGTCTGGCCGCTCTGCTCGTAGGCGATCAGGCCGGCCACCGGCGTGCGGGCCTCCACCGTCATCAGCTCGGGCCACAGGTCGTATTCCCAGCCCTCCCGCACGCGCCGGGTGATGCAGTCCGCCACGAATTCCTGCCGGGCGGCGCTAAAGGTGGCGTCCGCGGGATCCAGCCCGGCCATCCGCATCACCTGGTCATACACGCTCTTGAACGTCACGGTTCGCATAGGGGGGCCCTCACTCGTTGGGGATCGTGGCGCCGGTGATCCTCCGGCGGGTCTTCACCTGGTGCACCACCACGTTGTCCACGTTGGTCCCGCTCACGCTGATCACCACATCCTCGTCCACGGTCAGGTTGGCCGGCCGGTTGGTGGCGTCGACGGCCTGGAAGGCATCGTACAAATGGTCCAGCATCCCCCAAACCACCGCCCGCACGTCGTTGGTGCCGGTCGCTTCCGTGGTCCCGGTCAGCACGCTCAGCGGAAAGCACGCATACGCCACGTTGGTGGCCAGCCCCGTATCCCCCGCGTCAAACGTGGCCGCGCTCTTCATAACGTACCCGCCAAACCAGTTCGTAACCGTCACATCCACCGCCCCAGCCGTCCCCACCCCCAGCACCAGCAGCACCACTCCCACCACAATCTTCTTCATCCCGTCCTCCCTTCCCCCGAAAATCCTGACCATCCAGTTAATCCTGTCTTCCCTTCCCAATTTCAGCTTTCTGCTTTCAGCTTTCAGCTTTGGACGTCCTGAACTTCCACCGGCTTCGCCCCCACGCGCCCGATCACCGCGTTCTCCTCCTGCGTGGATTGCTGCTCCAGGTACTTCACGCGGTTCTGCAGCATCGCCTGGCTCATCGCGCTGATCGGCGGGAACGCCTCGGGGTTCTGCAGCCGCGGCCGGTGGGCCTGGGCAATCACCTGCAGGCGCATCTGCGGGGCCTCGATCTTCTCCGGCAGGTCCGGCTCGATGCCGCTCAGGATCTTCATGTACGCCAGCTGCTCGTCCTTCAGCACCTGGCCGCTCACCTGCTCAGCCGGCGGCATCATGTCGGCCCAGTTCGGGTCAATCGCCTCCAGCATGTTGCGCACCATCATCTCCCAGGGCACGGTGGCCTTGGTGTCCATCGGCCGGGCGTACTTCATTAGCATCTCGCCCTTCTGCACCAGGAACTCCGCTTCCAGGTCGCGCACGTCAAAGCTCATGTGCAGGTCAAACCGCCCTTGGATCTCCTTCGTGCTGCGATCCGTCCACGTGGCGCCGGATACGCGCTGCACGTCCTCATCGCTCATGTACCGCTGGCAGAGCTGCACGGCCAGCATCACGCCCTCGCCCAGGCTCCCCAGCCAGCGGTTGATCCGCATCTGCCGGGCCAGCACGCTGCGGGTCTCGGGCACCAGGGCGTTCTCGCGCCCAAAGTAGTCATCCACCTCCCACTGCACATAGTCCCGGTGCTTCTCCGCCGCCACGGGGTAGGTGGGGCGGTCCAGAAACTTCACCTGTTCGCGCGGGCCGGACTCGATCTCCCCGAACGGCGTAATGCACATGCTGTACTTCGGGGATCCCCGCGGCTTGATCACGGGTGGGTTGGTCAGCACCTGCACGTGGTCCTCCACGCTGTCGGCCACCATCTTCAGGCTGCTTTGCTGCGTCAGCACCAGTTCGCTCACGCTGCGGCTGTCAATCAGGCGGCGCGTCAGCCGCTCCCTGGCGAACGCCACAAACGGGTAGCGGCCGGTGTTGTCCTCCAGCAGGCGGCGCTCCGTGGCGGGGGTCTCGCACAGGCCATTGAAGACCCGATAGAACACCCCAATGGTGCCGTCCTTCAGCACTCCCCGGCTGTAGCACCACATCACCTCGTACAGCCCCTTGCGCGGCTCCAGCACGTCTGAGGCCCGCGTGATGTCCTCCAGCTGCTGCAGGCTCGTGTCGCTCAGGCCGCTGAGCCCTTCCTTGCCCTTCTCCCCCTCCGCGCCCAGCAGTTCCTGCACAAACTCGTCCGCCCACTCATCCCGGCCGGCCCACTCCCGCACTTCGGCGCGGGTCAGCCAGCGCCGCAGATAGACGCGCGGGGCGTTCTTCAGGTCCGTCACGTTGCTGCGGAAGAAGATGTCCTCGTACAGCCTCAGCGCCTGCAGCTCGGGGATCCTCCGCCGCACGTAGGGCACCGGCACGTCCACCTCGCCCTCGCTGATCAGCTCCGCGGTGGCCTGTCGCGCGCGCCGGCCGGTCAGGTTGGGATACAGCGCGGTCAGGATGCCCTGCACTTCCTCCGTGCGGGAGGGGTCCATGAGCAGTTGTTGCAGGTCTCCCGCGGCCGCTTCCATCGTGGCCGGGTCGGTCAGGGCCGGGGCCAGGCGCTGCAGGTATTCCGCCATGATGCTCTCGCGGGTCACCTGCCGGTTCTCCACCGCGTGCTCTTCCGTCCAGAAGACCCCCAGCACGGCCACGGCGGGGGTGTCCCCCTCCATCCACTGCGCCAGCAGTTCCAGCTCCTGCAGGTAGTCCGGGCCCCATTGGCTCTTGATCAGCCACTTCACCAGCATGCCGATCCTGCCCGCCAGGGCCTCGTCGTTGCTCTCAGTGCCCATCACCCTGGGGATGGCTCGGGTGGCAGCGGTGATGTACTCCTGCACGTGTTCATTGATGATCTTGTCGGCCAGGCGCACGCGGGTGTCGCTGGCGCCCTCGAAGGGGAACACGTCCTTGCCCATGGCCGCCCGGCGCTTGCGGCCATCGGCCGACTGTCCCGCCCAGGTGCAAAACCGCGTGTCAGCGTTGTTCGTCCGCTCACTCAGCACGTTGCTGCCGATGTCGCTGGCGATGTCCTGCAGGTCCTGCTTCATCGCCTGCAGCTCCGCATCGGAAACAGTCTCCTCGGTCCCGATTCCCTTTTCCTCCTGCAGCAGCGTGTCCGCTTCGTTCATGGTGTCCTCGTGGGGTAGCGCTTATGGTGGGTCACTCGTCCGAATCGCGTCAGCCGGGGCAGGCCCACGGTTCCAACGCCCTGCGTCCCCATGGGGACCATGATCTTGCTCGAGGTGTAGGCCACGCGGCATTCGGGGTACAGCCGCTCCATGTCCCGCCAGTAGCCCTCGTCCTGCGGGTCCACCCCGTGGTTCACAATCGCGTTGAAGTACGCCTCCTTGGGGATGCGTCGGACGCACACGCCATCCCCGCCCGGCATCGCGCCTTTGGCTGGCCGGCTGGCCGCCTCGCGTATTGCCCTGGCGCGCACCTGCTGCAATCGTTCCCGGCTGTAGGTTGCTTGCACCGTCATCGCTCGCCTCTCCCCCCATGCAACAAGGCCGGCAGGTCGCCCTGTGCGATCCGCCGGCCCGTCTTCATCGGATGGCTCCGATTTGGTTCATGCGTTGGCTTAGCGTCCGAACTCGAACACCCGGAAGTACACCCGCACCTTCCCCGCCTTGAAGGCGCTCAGCGCCTGGCTACCGTCCGGGGTGAACGTGAACACCACGGATCCAGCGGTCGGGTACAGCTTTCTGCCCAGTTCGCTGGCGGTGTTGGCCGTGGCCACGCTCACCGTCTTCACCAGGGTGTTGGTCACCTGGTTGGCAAGGTTGGTTGATCCCGCCACCTTGCTGCTGATGATGTTGGTCGTTACTGTCGTCGGCGTGCTCACGGCCGTGTAGCTGTGCGGCCGGCCGAACTTCACCCACACCTCCGTGCCATCCCCGGCCAGCTCGGTGCTGGTCAGGAAGTAGTCATCGTCGCTGCCGTCCCCGATCTTCAGCAGGCAGCTGTCCGTGTAGTTCGTCGTCTGCACGGTAAACGCGGTGTCCAGCAGCAGCGCGATCACCTCCACGGCCTTCTTCGCGGCCACGGCGTTCGTGAACGCCTTGGCCGTGTTGCTGACTGTGGACGCAGAGAAGTCCTCCGCCGTGAACTCCGCCATGTGGGTAGCCCCGCCATGGGCCGCCATCTCCGGCACGCTCATCGCATACCAGTTCCAAGCCTTCGCCGGCACGCTCATCCAGAGCACCAGCGCCGCCACCATCCCGACCATCTTGATAAACTTCTTCATCCTGTTCCTCCGTACTGACTTCCGATTTCCGACTCCCAATTTCAGCTTTCTGCTTTCAGCTTTCAGCTTTTCCCAAGGGGGCCCCAGGAGCGTGCGAGGTCCGCTCCTGGGGCCGGGGGGTGTTGCTTACGAGCTCGGCTGAACCTTGATGTGGCCCAGCGTGTTGAGGAACTTCAGGAGCGCCACGGCGTCAACGAATCCCTTCTTGCCGCTGCCGTCCGGAGCCAGGTTGGTGTTCGCCGGCTTCATCAGGTACGCCACTTCCAGCATCTTCATGTCCAGGAAGGCGCCGCTCTGCGCGCTGTACGTCCCGGCCGCACCGGTCGACGTCGTCCGCGTGAGGAAGAAGCTCTCGATCAGGTCCACCGTGCCGGCCGAGAACCGGAGCTGGTCAACCGAGTTCTTCAGCACGTCGTTGCCCTGCACCACGTACTGCATGCGGGGCTGGCTGGTGGAGCTCGAGACCGGATGGATGTTCGTCCAGTCGTCGATCTTGCTCTTCAGCGTCTGGCCGACAAAGCCCGTCAGCGTCACCGGTCCCTTGCGCGCGGCGCTGGCCGCCATCAGGCAGGTGCGGAACGCCTCCTGATCCAGGCTCGCATAGGCCGCCGTGTACAGCGCCGCCGCCGCAGGCCGCAACGCCGCGGGAACCGCGTAGTTCGTCTGCGCCGAGGCCTTCAGCCACTCGAACACCCCGCGTGCCGTCCACGGCGTGCCGCCGCTTTCAGCCGCGCAGTCATCCGCGCTCAGGAACTGCTGCTCGATCTGCCGCTTGAGCAACAGCATCGCCACCAGCATCTGGTGCCCGGCCTCGTTCCGGCCCACGCCGGCCACGTTGTTCAGGGTCGCCAGCGTGGTCACGCCCCACTCCTGGCGGAAGTGCTGCGCGCACCCCTGCAGGAGATAGCGGTCCACCTTGTTCGGGCTCGTCGCCGGCACGCCGTCCAGCACGCCTGTGCTCGCAACGTCCGGGTACACTTCGCCCACCCACGTCGCCAGCATCTGGTTCGGGGTCGGGCCGATCTTCAGCATCGACAGGAACGGGGTCTCCGCCGCCTCAACGTTGTAGATCTTGTCCAGGATCTCCTGGCGCTTTCCAACCTGGTTCGCATCGTACATCGCTGCCATGATTCAGTCTCCTCGTGTGGCAAGCGTCCTGGCCCGGCCCCGATCCCTCGGGCGGCCTAGTCCGCTCCCACCAGCATGCTCAGTTCACGTTCAGCGGCCTGCCTGTTGGCCCCGCCCTTGAGGAATCGGTCCTCATTCGGGGCCGTGGCGGCACGCGGTTTGGTCACTCCGGGTGTTCCGGCCGATCCCTTCGGCACGGCTGCGGCTGGCGCCGGGCGCACGCCCTTCTTCGGGTCGGCAGCCGGGGCCCCGCGCTTGATTGCGGATCCGCGCTCCAGGCGCAGGCGGCGGCCTTCCTTCATGTCCGCCACCATCTGCGCCAGCTTGTCGTCGTAGATCCGTCTTGCCCGCGGTCCCAGGTCGTCCAGTTCGCTCCGCACGTCGGACCATTCCGTCCGCACCTGCTGGGCGTTCCGGGCCTTGGTCGGGTCGTCGTCCTCGATCCCATCCCAGTTCCGCAGCAACTCCTTCTCACGCGCCTGCAGCTGCGTGGCTCGGCTGATCAGCTTCGCCTCCGCTTCCGACACGTAATCCGGATGCAGCCCCACGCCTTCCGCGGCGATCGTCTCCAGTTCCTTCGCACGGGTCTCGGCCGCCAGCACCTTCGCCTCGGCCTGCTTCTTCTCGGCCGTCAGTTCCGAAATGCGCCGCTCCGCCCTGGGGCTGCGGTGGTCCTGTTTGCCGTCGGCCTCATCGCCTTCGGCCACGTCGTCGCCGGACTCGTCGGCGGCCTGCTCCCCCTCGGCCTCAGCAGCCTCCGGTTCGCCTTCCGCTTCCGCCTGTGTACCGTCGTCGGCCTCATCGGCCAGATCCGCCGGCTGGGGGTCGTCCACGCCCGCCATCTTGCCGAGACTTTCCACGGTGTCGGCTACCGCGTCCGCGCTATCTTCCGGAGCCGATCCCGTGGGCTGTGCGCGCCCTTCTACGGCTGTGTTCTGATTCCGCATGACATCTCCCGTCACGTAGGATGCCCGTCCGCACAACGCAAAACGGGCGCAGGGATTTCTCCCCACGCCCGCATTACACGCCCGAATTTTCGCTCAGTCTACGGTCTCACCGTCCAAACCGGCCCATAACCGCCCAAACCGGCCCATAACGGACCATATAGTTTGGGAGAATTGTCGATTGAAGGTTGTCGATTGTCGATTTCAAGAGGTTCCGCGCTGAATTAGCTCTTCGGGCGCTCCTATCGCACTCACGGTTTAGGCGTCAACGTGTGTCCCAGCACGTCGTACTGTCTCACGGCAGCTGGGCATGCCGTGATGTGGAGCCCGTGCATCATGCAATCACGCTCAAGTTCGCATAGTCGGTTCAGCGCAGTCCATTGGGCCAGGGTCCATCGTCCGGTTGCCTTCAACTCGCTCGGACAGTCGCGGCGGTCATGGCTCGGGCTTCCGCAGTATCCACACACAATGCGTATCTTCTTCATGTCCACCTCCCACAATCGACAATCGACAATCGCCAATCGACAATAGCTTCTCCCCCTCTGCCTGAGTCCCCCAATCGACAATCGACAATCAGCAATCGACAATCCCCCGCGCGCGCGCGGCCCAGCAATCACTTCCCCCTCAGCTCGCTAATCCCGCGCGCGCGCCAATCTTCCATCCCCCGCTTCAGATCCTCCATGGCCCGGTACCGGACCCCGGCGCCCTGGCGCTCCGCCTCCGGCTGGGCCTCATCCCCGATCGTATCGAGCGCCGTCACCTGGTACCGCGCGATCAGCTCCCGCACCCCCCGCCACAGCGGCGTAGCCTCATCCACAGCCATCGCCCGCTGCAACGCCTCCCCCGTCATCGTCACATTGGGAGGCATCGGGTTGCGGCGTGTACGCCTCCACCATTTCAGATTGTCGATTGTCGATTGTCGATTGCTCATCGTTTGTCACTCCTGTTCCTGCGCTCGCACCATCCCAGCAACTTGACCCACGCGACCAGCAGCCCGATCACTGCAAACGTAAGCAGCATTAGGCCTAGCCCGATGGCTTGCATGACCCCGTTAAATGTCCACACGAACACTGCCAGCATGTTCCACCTCACTCCTCTGCCTGAGTCCCAACAATCGACAATCGCCAATCGACAATCGAAAATCTCCAATCCCTAATTCCTCCCCACCACCGCCTCAACATCCCGCAGCTTGAACACCGCGCGATCCTTCGGCCGTCCATCCTCCCCGATGTCATAATGCACCGGCGTCAGCACCCCGCACTCCACCAGCGTGCGCAGCTTGTGCTTCCCGATCCCCAGCATCCGCATCACATCCTTCCGCGAAACCAGCGCGACGGAGGATTGCAGATTGCCGATTGTCGATTGCCGATCGTCAGTCATGTCGTCACCCCTTTCCTCGCAACGGCGGCGGGAGTAAAGTCCCGGTAGCATCCGCACTCCACGCATATCCACATGCCGATTCCGTTGCACCGATGCTGGCGTTTCGTTCGGCACTCGCTGCACCATAGTCGTGCTGTCACGTCACCCCTCCCCGCACGGCAGGCCCGCACGCTGCCCCATGCGCTTCTTGCTCAACTCTTCGTACTCGCCCTCAAGCGCCTCGACCTGGGCATCTGTGAATGGCTTTCCGCATTCGCGGCAAAACCAGCCAGTTACCGCGCCGGTCGTTCCGTCAATGTAGAGGGCTACCGTCCCGCAGTCGGGTTCGTCGCAGCGCTTCACTTCGCGCCCCTCCTTCTGCCACCGCCTCTGGCATCGAGCAGCCAGAACGCCAGCACCAGCACCGTAGCCACCAGCCCCGTCACCTCGATCGCGTTCACGTCCAATCCCATCCCTTCGCATCGTCCTCAGCCCGAGTCCCCACAATCGACAATCGAAAATTGAAAATCGTCAATAACACCCAGCTCCCGCCACCATCCCCTGCGCCACGGCGTCCACGTACACAATGCCCTTCAGAAACGCCATCCGCATGCAGTCAATCGGATCCTTTGTCGCCCCGGTCTGGCCGTCCTCGCCTGTCCAGGTCTTCAGGGCGAAGATCAGGTTCCGGCATTCTTCGCTGATATACAGGCTCGGCTCGTTGAAGAAGTCCACCGGCCTGGCCGTGTCATACGCCAGTTCGTTCTCGATCATGCTGCAGCCGTCGTCGATGGTCCACTTGCCCCCGCCGGTGCTGCTGTCGTAGAACGTCAGCCCAACCTCCTCGAACTTCTCGATCAGCGTCACCATGCCGCCTTCCTCGAAGCTCTTGGTGTTGGCGAACCGCGCGTCCATGTAGCGCGCCTGCATCTTCTCCAGCGCCCGGCCCCTCTCGCTCCAGCTGGCCACCCAGTCCTCTTCGGTGATCCCGTCCGGCCGCTGCGCCTCGGCCCACTTCTCCAGCCGGCGCGTTCCGTCCGGGTTCTTCGTCTCCCGTTGCCAGCCTTCCAGCCGGGCGATCTCCCGCTTGTATCCCGCCAGCCCCCAGCCGGGGCTTTTCTGGCCGCGGCCCTTCTTCCCGTCCATCTCCCGGCCGCTGCTGGGCTCGGCCCACGCCTCGGGGATCCCCACGCCGGGGATGTAGTAGCTGCCCGGCCATTCCCGATAGGCGAACTTCTTGCCATCGGCCGTCACCCGGATCCACACCATGAAGAACGCCCTGCCGCTGCACGGGTCCACGATCAGGTAGTTCGTGCCGTGCTGGGGTATGCTCCCCGCCTTCACCACGTGCACGCGCTCATCGAACGTGTGGAACCTTGCGCCCACCATCCGCTCGGCAAACCCATAGAACCGGATCCGCTTCTCGTCCGTCCGCAGTGCCCGCGCCTTCTCGATCACGTTCGCCGCATTGCCAAACGGGTTGTCAGAGCTGTGGAAGTACACCACCGCCGCGTTACGCCCGACGCACTTGAGCACCCTGGGCATCATCTCGAACGTCCGGCCCTGCGGAACGGCCGGCTGTCCCGTCCCGCCCGTCAGCCACTCCTCGCACTGCTGCGGCCGGCACGGTACACAGTTCGGGTTGCGCTCCTCCACCAGCGCCTGGCGCACTTCGGCGTACTCCGCGGCAGACAACCCCAGCGCCGAGGCCTCGTCCGGATCCCCGCCGTCCCGCGGCAGCATGAAGGCCGTCGACTCCCGCACCACCGTCGCCCCGTCGCAGAACATCTTCACCGTGCCCGAGTAGCCGTCCACCGGCGTGAACCCCACCACCA